AGCCTCGTCGAAGGACTTAGGGTCATCTACGGGTAGGTAACTACAGTTATAACCTGCAGTGTTGTCACGGGCTAGTGCTGGACCTGCAGTCATCATGGCTCTCATTGATGGCATAACTTCCAAGTTAAGTATAGCATCACGAATGCCGTTGACGTATGTGTCATCACCTATCTTAGGTCGTACTACATTGTCCATGTAGCGTTCAACTGTGTCGCTCCAAGACTCACGCCCCTTACCATCAAAGTACTTCGCATACCGTGACTTGTGTATAAAGGACTGATAGTCTGTTGGTAAATAGTTATCCATTATCTTTTATCCCCACTTCCTTTTAGAGTTCCTCTCTCCTTACGATCACGTAGCTTGCTAAGATTATTCCTGGCTACCTCTGATAGGTCTACATTCAAGTCACGACACAGTGCTGCAATGTACCACAAACAATCCCCTATCTCATCTGATATACCTTCACGATCAAACTTACCGTCACGTAAGATCTTCTTTACTTTGTTTGCTACCTCACCCGCCTCAGCAGCTAAGCCCAGCGCTGGGTAGATTACTTGGTGTTCTACTTTGTAGATAGCTGTTGATGCAGCCATGTCCTGATACTCATTCATCAGGTAATCCACATCGTTGAATCTTTTAAATGCATCAATATCTTCTTGAGTAATCATAACCATCTCTCCTTCACTTGTAGTTTATCTATATGAATATCGTCAATGTCGTGGAACGTATTGTGTATTAAGTCATACACGTCCTCTGCGTGTGCATCCTCTACAAGAGATAGTATGTTACCATCTTCCTCTACCTCAATCACAAAAGTAACATTAAACTTTTTATTCATTTATGCATATCCCTCATTGTCTCTAGCATCTTTTCTAAATAGTACCTTGCCTTTTCCATATCCTCTACAGGCTTACCTTTATAGTTGTGCCTGTGTTGATACTTGATAAGATTACCGTGGCAGTATCCTTTGAACTCTTCTGGTGTTAGTCTTTCCTTGATGTATTCAATACACTCTATACCACTTAGAGCGTAGTGCATGGGCTTGTTTACTGGATCATAGTCTGACATGTTATGCATTTCCTAACGTTTTAGTGAACCGTGTAAGCTTTAGTACTTTACCATCTGTACCTTCTACTTCCTCATAACTGTTTTCTATCGTATTGTCAAGCCCCATTTCATCATTTCTAAAATCTTCTACAGAAGTATATAAGTCTTCATCATCCTGTGCCATCTTTAAGAAAGCACCCATGAGTGTAGCTAAGTGTACGAGGTAAGCTAACTCTTCTATACCCATAAGCTTTGGTTCACCTACAAGTAAACCTGTACTCAGATCTCCTGTCCAACCGTTCTCATCGAATGATGTAGGTGACAGTATAAGTGCAACCTCATCGTCTTGTATGTAACGTTTCATCTCTTTACTTTCTCCTTGAGTATCACTCTCTTGGTCTTTAAAACTCTACCCTTCTCTTTCAGCCAAGCCTCAGGTATAACACGGTGCGCCCACAAGAAGTCATGGTTGTCACACCAGTTGCAGTACCTAGTCTTAGAACCTTTGTACAGCTTAGCCATAGAGTTACTAAACACGAAACGTATGTCTAGCTCAGGGTGTTGCTTGCGTATTTCTATGTGCTTACGTCTATCCTCACTGTCAAAGATACCCTTAGTCTCAATGATGATACCGTTATCTAACATAAAGTCAGGCGTGTAGGTTCTGTATCGTAGGTCTTCCCACTCAATCTTTAGAACCTCGTACCTGACCATACGCTGTTTGTCTTGGAGGTACGCAGCAACCTCACGTTCAAGTCCACTGCGATACCTTCTTGGGTTATGCTTCCTCTTTGTTGTCGGCAACGGATACGTACTCCACTGTCGGTGGTGTCTTACCACCTTGATAAACTTTAGAGGGTAGTGCTTGTAGTGTAGGCCAACACTTATGCTTGAAGTCACACCAACCACACGTCTTGCCTAGCTTCATGTTGCCACTGAACTTACCTCTGTATGTTTCAGGCACAGGCTCAAAGCAACGCTCAAAGGGTGCATCACTGTTGATGTAGTCGTAGGTATCTTCAATCTTCTTCAAGGTTTCTTCTTTGTCTACCTCACTGGCAGAGACATACTTGAAGTCACCGTTAGCTTTATTGATTACCCACCAGCCACCAACATCTTTGTCTGCAGCCTTAGCGTAACCTACAAGTTGAGACACATAGCCAAACGTATCGTCACTACTCAAGGTATGAAAGTCAGAGAACTTATGTTCGAAAGACCAAGGAGATGCAGACTTCACATCGTCTACCTTACCGTCAAGCACCATGTCGTACTCTCCGCTAATCTCCTTACCTTCTCCTATTTGTAATGCAACTCTCTCGTTATCCTTGAAGTCAACCTTAGCTGCACGTAGGATACCTTTGAACACAGCTTCTACAATATCACCAATCATCATGTTGATCTTGAAAGAGATAGGCTTAGTGGACTTGTGCTCTGGGTTATTCTTCTCCATCCAAAGCTGACAAGTAGGACGCCCAATGTTGGACATCCTTAGTTTAAACTCACGCTTCTCAGCGTCATCTTGGAACTGCTTGGATAAAGCGTAATGTACATCCGTTGCTACCTGTGCGATAACTTGGTTGGACATAGAGGCTTTACCATCAAGCACATCCCTGAGGAATGAGTGAACAGCTAACTCTGCTTTATGCTGCATTACTCAAAGTCCTGCACGTCAACGATACTAGCTACAATCTCTGCGTCTTCATCAGAGATACGCTCTACGTTATTCTCCTCCCATTTATTAAGGATGTACTCGTTGTTACGTTCAACATAATCAATGAAGTTACCTAGTACTTCGTTATCACCTTCAGAAAAACCAACAGTATCACCAAGTGCTGCAGTTATTACGGCGAACCAACCATTATTAGGCAAGGGTCTAACCTCAGGAGATAACATAATTAAATTTTCTACAGGAGATATACGTTTACTAATAAGCTTAGCAATTGTAGTATCAATAGACTTGAGACTTTCTTTGTTCTTAATATTAAACACTACTGGAACTTCACCATTATGTTCTAATACAGGTTCACCACCTTCAACAAACGGGTCAATAAAGGTAGCTAAACCCATGAGAACTTTGATTCTATCTATATTACGGATATGATCTTGTTGGTCTTTAGGTAAAGCTTTGAAGTCTTTAATATAACCTGAGGGTCTACCCAAGTTGAATGTACCTAGTGTATCTTTTAGATCTGCATTAAGATTGTTAGACATTACGCTACGCTGATAGGCTTTGTTTAAGCTATCCCACTTTTGCCAACGCTGACGTTCAACAAAGAAACGCACCGACATACCACGACAAAGAAACTCATCTTCACCTTTCTTAATCTTAAACACGGGTGAATTTACTACCTTGCCTTCTACTGCTTCTTGTATTACCCCTGTAGATATAAAATACAAGTCTACTGATGAACCTGAACTCCCAGCGCTGGGTGAGAACCCCATAGCATCTGCAAGGTTCATATTCTCTACACTAAGTGGAACTATATTGTTCATTCTTTATCCTTTCTTTAAGTTAGAAGCCATGTTATACCACTAAACGTCAACTGTGTCAAGCCAATTGTTTCCTATCTTTGCTTCCAATAACATAGGCACATTCATCTTGACGTTGTATGCTTTCTCTATCAACTCCTCTAAGCTACCGTTAAGGTCTGTAACTATTTGTAATACCTGGTCTTTCTCATCTGGATGTACGTCTATAACCATAGAGTCATGCACACTATTAACAATGCAAGAGTGCAAACTATTTAGTCTAGCATCCATCTCGTTGAGTACGACAGGCACAACATCACCTGTAGCGAAGCCTTGCACAGGATAGTTCTTAATCATCGTGAAGTGTGACGGTGTACCGTTAGCCCTACGTACAACCTCAGGGAAGGCATATTGTCTGCCACTCACGTTAGTTATCTTTTGGAACCTGATAGCTTCATCACCTAGTTTCTTATGCCAAGCTGCAATACCTTTATACTTCTCTGTGAAGTGCTCGTAGTATGCAGCCTCTGCTTTACTTCTACCGTAACCTGTAGCCCCGAAGAGAGGAGCGAAGGTGTGAGCCTTGGCTTCTTGACGTGACGTAGGTTGCCCTGCATCAGAGATAACCTTGGCTGTGTAGGCGTGTACATCAAACCCTGTGTCTATCTCTTGCATAGCTGTGCTGTCTTGTGCAAGGAACGCTGCGACACGAAACTCAAGCTGGGCAAAGTCACACTCCATGATGTAACCTCCATCCCAACGAGAGATGAACACACGTTTTACAGGGAAGGTTCCTCCTCTGGGCATGTTCTGCATGTTGGGATTGCGTCCAGAAAATCTACCTGTACTGGTGACATGCTGGGTAAGGTTGACGTGGAGGAATCCATCTTGTTTAGTGTAAGTGGAAATACCATCCACAAAACTACTGAGATAACTGCTAATAGCAGAAAGCCTTTTAACATCCTCAAGGAATGTCTTGGCAGATTCCATACCGTTGTTGTTAGCGGTAGCGATAAGCGCATCTAGTTTATCCTTTCCTGTTGCGAAGCCATTGTAGCTGATCCACTTACGTGATGGTGGTGGGTTGAACCCTAAGCCAGCCATCTCTTTAGTCTCTTTAAGTCTGTAACCTTTACCGCCACAGTCCTGACATGCATTACCTTTCTTAAAAGGTGTGCCATCTTTCTTGACTTTGTATGTCTTACCTGTACCATTGCATGTACCACAGTGCAAAGGTATTGTCTTCAGCATAAGACTACTGTTAGCTTCTATGATTGACTTGTAGTCTGCTGCTGTGTCGGCGTACTCAAACAAGTCAGACCATTCTTTTTTGTTGTGTATCCTACGGCTGAAGATAACCTGTGATAGTTGCTCTGGTGAGTTAAGGTTTATGGGTGTTCCTCCCATGAGTGTTCGCACTCTTTTATACAACCTGGACTCGATCTCTTCTTTCTCTCGCTGGAACTCATTTCGGACATGTTCGAGGGCGGTACGATCCACCCTGATTCCAGACATGTACATTCTTCCCAAGGTGCAGCAGGTACGGAAGGTAATGTCCTGTATACTTCTGAGGGAATGGGAGGCGGGATCAGCGTAGTCCTTTTCGATTGACTTGTACAACTCACCAGTAGTACGCAAGTCAAGCTCAAGATAGTGGCTGAGCTTTTCCAATGGTATTTCATTTGTGTTGTATCCTTTCTTGTAGTATTGTTTTAGTGTGTCATCCTTCTGATGTTCTAAGTTTCTACGTAAAGCACACTGCTCTAAGCTGAGAGGTAGCTTGTTGCCACGCTGCAAGATATACTCTGATAGCATGGTATCGTATATCTTACCGTCATACTTAAAGCCACTAGCCCACAGCCACGACAAGTCGTACTGTAAGTTGTGACCTATCAGTAGGGTTGTTGAGTCAAGCCATCTCTGTAGCTTGCACTTGTTATCTGCTGCATCATTTCTCTCTGCGTGATCAAAGCAAAGCAATGCTTTGTCACCTGTCTCCAAGCACAATACACCTACTTGTGTCAGCGTATTGCTAGGCTCAAAGGGATCATTGAATATCTTACCGTTACGTAAGGTAATGCTATTCTCTACATCAAACACTCTTCTCATTATGATTTATACCTTGACCTTTCTCCATCTAACTCGCAGTGTATTACTCCATGCCATCCACCACGTAGCTTGTTCTTAGCTATGTTCAAGTGGCGCTGGGGGTCTTGTTCATCTTGGCCTTGTACTTGAGGGTTCTTAGAAATCAAGATCATCAAGTCACTCTCTGCTGCCTTACCTGTCTTACTTCCTTCCATCATTGATTGGTCTACCATAACTTTACCCTCAGCCTCAGCAGATAACTGTGACATCCATATGATAGCACACTCGTATTGCTTAGCTATGTTACGTGCATGGATAGCTGCCTCTTTCAGGTAGACGTGTGACTCAGCGTTACCTTTGCTTGCAAACTTATCACCCATGTCGAGCACCAAGATGTCAGGCTTGTACGCTTTTACCATAGCTTCTACCCAAGACATATCCTTACCTGTACTATCGTAGACTTTGATGTTGTCTCTAACTGGTTTGTACCTTGTGTTAGCTAAGGCATAGTTACCTTTGACTTCACTCATTGACATGTTTGCAGCAGCGCTGAGATACCTAGCACCTACACGGTGGTACGCTTCTTCGTTACACAGAATGATACACTTAGCACCCTGACTTGCAAACCCACCGTCAGACGCAATGAGAGAGGCATGGAAGCTAGTCTTGCCTGTGTTTGGCCTTGCACCTACAATAACTAAATGACCACCGCTGATACCCTCCACCTTTCTTGCGAGGGAGTGTATGTTGAACTTCCACTTAGCTTGGATAGCTTCTTTCTCTAGCAGAGTATCAATAGATATGTCACACCAATCCACTTTCAAGTTAGGCATGAAGTCATCCTGATAGTCAGACAGGATCTTACGCATAGGCTCTAACGTTTTCTCTGCTCCGTTGACATACTGGAAGCCAAGCTTAGCTATCTCTTCTCCGACTAACTGTTGAAACAGTTTTGATAGTACCTCTTGTGCTATGTCTTTAGAGAGGGGCTGCTCTTTGTTTATCTTTCTGAACAAGTCCTTGTACATATCCTTGTTGGATGTAGTCAGGACGTTGCGTGTAAAGAACAGAGCTTCTAGTTCAGCAGGTGTGATGTTCTTATCGTACTGCTGCATAGCGTAGTCTAATGTGTTCTTTATCTTACGCACTTCTTTAGTGAACAACTTGTCAGGGGTACGGATACCCTTGTGGTCTTCATAGAAGTCCTTATCAAGTAGTGTTCTTATTAATGCTAGTTCCACATCTCACTCCTCATTCAAACAAAATTCACACCATGTGTTAGGCGTAGGGCAACCACAGCTTACGCAAAAGTTAAACCCTACTGTGTTGTATGCTTCTTTCTCTTTAGCTCTTTGCCTTTCTTCCTTAGTCATAGGACGTATCTCTCTTAGTGGGATACCGAATGTATACTTACCTGTCATGCAAGGTTCTCCGTTTTGTCTTGACTATCCTGTGACCATTCAGAGGATACTGGTGGGTTGTTCTCACCGTAGTTTCCGTACTCGTCAAACTTTTTGTCTGGCTCCTCATCCTTGTTATACCTGATGTGATCCTCAATGAAGTCATACACTACACCCATGTCTAGCTTGGCTGCTGCACAGTACATCACTAGCTTCAAGCCTTCCTCTGTGAGTAGGCCACGGGCGTGTGCATCCATGTAAAACTTAAATGTTGCACCACCATCTTCGTGTTCCTCTACGGTTTCAACACCAATGATACCTGCATCCTTACTCATCATTCTTCTCCTGTAGCCCAACGTCATCTGAAAGGCGCTGAATTGAGATAACATTGCCCCATGCGTCCTTAGATAACAACCATTTGTTGCCGTTATTATCTCGCACTTTAATTATCCTTATATTACGTATCTTGAAAAAAACGTGCTGGTCTAACCATCGCCATGCTGCGGCTGCAACCTGCCAATTAAAGTAAAGAAGAAATATAACCACCTGCGTTCCCATGAGAATATATAAGACATCTAACATTTGCATTCTTCTCCTTTAGACATCAAAAAAACCTAAAAATATCAGAGGACCAAGGACTAGCAGTATAATTATAATGTGTGTGTAAATTTCACGCCGTACTCTGGCCCTCACCTCACGTTTTAGATTTTCATAGTCCTGCATCATTCTTCTCCTTATTACTGAGGAATAACTTGTCTTGTTTTTCCTCATTTACCCAAACTTATACTCTGTCAAGCCATCTGTCAATGCTGCCCACGATACAGGGAATAGCTTACGCATTCTGTCACTGATCTGTGTAGCAACTTCCCTTGTCTCTGCCTGTGTATCAGAAGCACAACGCAGGTTACACATATCAGCAAAGGCATCAAGACTACCTGACCAGTACCACTCAGTCATCGTACTCTGAGGTAGCACCATACGTGCTTGCTCAGGACAGACACCTTCATCTAACATCTCCTGATATAGACACTTAGCTTCGTAATGAATAAACTCTGGACCTGCATTAACATTATCAGATAGCTCTACCATTCCCGCACTTCCCTGCTTCTTATCTTTGGCACGTCCTCTCCATGTCTTAGGTTCATAGAACTCAGGCTCATTGTCCACGTATCTACGACTAATCTCATTCCAACGTAGGAACTTATGCTTGACAAGTTGACGTGCCACAAAGACGGGAGCCTTGACATGAAAGCTGGCAAAGCAATGCCCAAAGGGAGACATGTGTTTGTGCTTTGCAAGATAGCGTATAAGCTTATCATCCTCTGGCTTGGTGTACATACGGTCTATCTTCTTACCAAAGCTTACTCGTGCTGCATTAACGACTGACATGTCGCAGCCCATGTGATTTATGTACGTTGCTTTAATCATGCATAATCCTCTTTTTTGTAAACGAAAAAGCTTTTAAAAGTATCTTGATACTCTTTTATGCTTTTTAAGTTTGCGGGTTTTTTTTCTCCTTCTCTATATATATTTTTCTGTAAGTACTCTAAAATCTCTTGTTCGTTTTCAAAGTCTCTCCAATTAGAGGCTGTGTAAGAATAGAAACCCACGCCATCATAATCAAAACCTTCTTCATCATAGTAACTACGCAATACATACTTCATTTATCTGTAACCTCCTGTAGTACATCTAGTGCTTGCTCTTCAGTAATCTTAAACCATTCACCTTGACGCTCACCTTTACGCTCTGCTGCTGTGTGTGCATCACGCTCAGCTTGGTTACGATCATCAAAGTATACAGCATGGATCAACTCGTAGTCACGCATAGGTGAACTTGTTTGGTAGCCATTGAGTCTATCTTGTGCATCAATAGCTTTACCTATCTTCACCCACTCAGGCCATGCCTTGTTGCGGACAGCGTACACATATCCCTCTTTAATCTGTATGTCTTTCTGCAAGGCAGTGAACGCAGCTTCACCAAAAGATTTGTAGCGTCCTGGTTTGTACAAAGGATGCTTGCGAGATACATACTTACCGTTTACATACATAGATAAAGGGTTGTTCTTAGGGTTACTCTTTACATTTCTTTTTCTTTGTATTTCTGCACTACTGTTAAGGTCTTTGCCTTCACCTCTGTAGTACTTAGGCTTACCTGTTCTAGGATTGATGTTTGTCTGTGTCATGTGTATCTCCTTTATGTTTCTCTTTCCTTACTGGTTTAGGTTTCTTCTTATCTGGTATAACTTGAGGTTTGTACTTAGGTTGTCTCAAGTCTTTAGCCATAGGGTTTCTCGTGTTCTTCATAAGCCAACCTCTTTAGTTCATCTATGTCCTCTGGCCTCTCATACTTTATATCATCCTGCAAGTACATTGCATAAGTAGGAAGACCTGTCCACAACTCTATCTCCTTCTTGTAGTTCAACGTCTTATGTAAAGCATCAGGGTCAAGCGCAACGATCACTCTCTTTGCGTTGTCACTTATATGCTCTAAGTGTTTCTCTGTCAAGCTAGTACCAAGTATAGCAAAGCCTGATGAACCTGGCAGTCTCTTAGCCACAGTGATAGCACTGATAACATCTTCGACTATAACGTATATACCATTTTTACCTGAAGTAGAACGTCTGTAGTAGTCAGCAGTACCTCCGTATCTATACCACTTTGGGATAGCTCCATCTAACGCACGTCCAATAGCATCGACTACAGTATTGCCACGCCAGATAGGGAACACTGCACGTTTATCTTTGATGTCGTACAGTAAAGTCTCATGCTCTAGGATAGGCCAACGTGATATGAACCTACGCAAGTGTCCATCTGTAACTTGACTACTGTCCACTACATTCTCAGGGTACACGAATGTCTCTTCTCTTGTGTCACTGTATGTTTCTACTAATGGTTTCACGAAGTAACTCTCCATCTCTGATGCTGTCATGTCTGTGTCAAACCTACCGCCTACATCACAGGATAACTTGAAGCAGTTGTACTTCAGTACACCCATCTTAGTCTCAGCAGTAAAGGTATTCTTGCTGTTGCAGAACGGGCAGTCACCACGGTAAGGACCGTTGCGTGATACTTCCTCTGCGTAGTCTCTGTGTTGCTGCCAGATAGTCATAGTTTATCTTTCTTAAACGCATTGCGCTGGGCTAATGCTTCTGATGCACCAGTGAAGGTGTGCTTGATGTAAGGCGTGAGGCTTTGAATGTTGGTGTGCCCACTGACCTGTTTGATCTGCGTGATGTCAACACCTGCCTCTACCATTTCAGTGATAGCAGTACGGCGCATGTCCATAGCTGTCAACTCTTTAGGTAGACCTGCCTGTTCTTTTATTCTGTTGACGTACATGTGTAGTTTAGGCTTAGCGTAAGGTCTATACACTCCCTTCACTGCAGTTGTCTTAGGCGCTACGTATTGTTGAAAGCCAAACCTTTTCTGTTGTTCTTCTAAGATACTCTTGAGTCCATCACTGATGGGTAGGTGTACGTCTGCACCTCGCTTGCTCTGCGTCAAGTCCATGCGACTGTTTTCTAAATCCAATGCATCCCATGTAAGTAAACGCATGTCACCTACACGTTGGCCCCACTCGTATGCCATGTGTACGATCAACCCAATAGAGTATCCTGTCCATTCTTTGTAAGCTGTGAGCAGGAAAGCTTTGACTTGCTCAGGCTCCCACGTAATCTTGCGAGGTGGGTTAGGTACACGATCCATGTGCGGCACAGGGTTTACGATACGTATACCTAAGCCTATGCCCTTGTTGAGTACAATAGATAGGATAGCCGCAAGCTTGTTAGCTCTAGGTATACCATTCCTGATCCACTTATCATACGCTGCTTCTACTTGTGTGGTTGACATGTTACTAAGTAACACACCACCAAGGTCACTACGTATAACTCTAAGGTTAAGCTCATACTCTTTCTGTGATGTAGCTGACAGGTTACGGTATGACTTACTGTCAAGGTAGTAGTCAATCAAAGTACTAAGCCTTGAATTTTCTGTCAGTTTGTTCACCATTGCTTTCTTGTCTTCCAATACACCCAACATTCTGAACAGTGTCCTTTCCCTATTACAGTATCTATAAGCCACACGATGTTAGGCTTACTGTCTCTTCTCCATTGCCAGTTCCTAGCACTGAACGTTTGGTTATTGCTACCGCCTAGCAGCACATTGAATAGAACGCTGAAGGCGGTGAGCACTCGCTTGATGTATCTACGTATCATCATCGTCTTCGATACCCTTCACAAGGAAGTAGATGAACCCACCTACATAAGCTATGAGGAAGGGTAGTATGATCTGTGAACCTGCTACCATATCAGAATGTAGGATACCAAAGTTCACCGTTGTCAATCATGTGCTTGATGTGCTCAAGCTCAATCTTAACTGAGTCGGCACGTTCAAAGTCACCAAGCCACTCTGCATCGTCAATCTCTTTCTGTAGGTCAATGCCGTACTGGTTGATAGGTAATACGTCATGCATCTTAGTCATCCTCATATCCTGTAGTGAGTGCAGGGAATGCTCGCTTGAAGTCACCACGCACTGATTGTAATTGTAATACTGTTTCATACAGTAGAAACTGTTCTGTAGTTTGTGTATCCCACTTATCGTATGCTCTCCACATATCCCACAGCACATCCTTTTGTTGTTGCGTTAGTTTATTGTAAGCTGCGTCCAGCCTAGCATTCTTTGATGCTTGCTTTGATTGCCATTCTTCACGGCGTTGCTTCTCTTGTTCATCTTCAATGTATGGCATTTGTATCTCCTTCAATGTCCATAGTTGCAGCCAATGCGCCATATGTCGCCTGACCTGGATTTAGTCCACCACTGTGCCTCACCACAGCAGCCGTTGTTTACAGCTTTCTTGTATGCTCCTATGTGTAGCCCATCCTTCCAACGATAGGCTCTGTAGTTGTCAGCATACTCTAGTTCTGCCTTGTTGATCTCGTATAGTAGATCTTCCCACACATCAGCAGGTACTCTCTCGAAACCTTTACGCTTCCAGCTTTTGCAGTCAATACCTTTTGCTGCCAGTGCTTCAGTCCACTTACTCATTTGGTTACCTTTCTCTTTAGCCAACGTAATGTCATCAGTATTGTAGTACCTTGTACGTATAACATGAATATACCTACAGTGTCAAGACTCTTTTTGTCTACTCCAAGTGTAACAAGTAGACCTGCTGTAATCAACATGAGAAGATAAGACGCCGCAGGTATAGTCAGTATATACATTAGTCCATCCTTGTTACAAAGTACTCACCGTTAGGTAAGGGTAATGCAAGCATAGCGTACTGATAGAAGTACACTGTGCCATTTGGTGTGCTCATCTTCCCGACATACGGTAGGTCAGGATCTTCTGCACACTTGTATGTACCATCCTCTAAGACTTTACCCTTGAACTGGTAGAGTTTACCAAAGCCGTAGCGTTCAGTCATAAACTCTAAGATGTCCATCTTTTTCCAGCCGTAGAGGATGTACTCTGCTACCCAATAAGGCAATACGCCAAGCATATCTTCTAACAATCCTGGATCTACGTCAGGGAAAACTTTTTTGTTGATTGTAAGTTTCATTGTGCAGTCTCCTTATATTAGTTGCAGTTGTTCAGGTTCTTTGTAGATGTCGTCTAGTCTAGGGTGTAGTACATCTGAGAACTCTATGTCACAGAAGTTACCACAGTCAGGCATGATCATCTTGCTATTTCGTCCCGCTTCAGGGTCAAGCTCATCCAAGAATACATTACGGATACAGCTATTGCCTACCTCACGTTCAGCCTTAGCCATCTTATCGAAGTGGTCAGGGAAGTCCTGACGTATCTTATTCCAATACCCTTTGCCACCTTTGACACAGCCAATGCAGTTGTTATTGCTGTACCCTAACTCATACATCTTAGGGCGCTTGATCTTAGCGTGTCGTTCTAGGTAGTGTAAACTCTCAGGCTTGCTCATCTTGCTTTCAATCAAGGGAAACAAGGGCTTGGCATCAGGGTATTGTTCTTTGAATCGTATCGCTCTGTTGATCTCCTTCTTGCTGTACTCAAAGCCAAACACTTGGCCCTCGTAGTCCAGTTCTTTTTCTAGTCTTTGCCGCACACGTTTCTTGAGTATCAGTGTGCATCTTGCACCTGCTGGACCGTTGACATACTTGTCTTTAGTTATCACATCAAACTGATCCTTGTATTTCTCAGGCGCACGTTCAATTATTATCTCTCTGTCGTACCACTCTTCGCATTGCTCCTTGAACCTTGCATTGTCTGAGTGTGCGCTATCGATGGCGAAGTAGATAGGCACAACATTATCCTTTCCGTACTTGTCGATAGCTAACTTTGTAGCTACTGCACTCGTTACTCCTGCACTCCACCATGCTATGATCATTACACTGTCTCCATGTGATGTCTGTTTGCGTATGTGTGTACGGCGTGGCAATTAGCACAAAGCACCTCACACTTTTCTATCTCTGTATGTATGTGTGCCATTACACCTTTCTTTACAAGTTCTGATACGCTCTTTGTTTTAGTATCAGGGTCAATGTGATTGAGGTGTAACGCTGTTGGGTGTTCCGCATATCCACAGCGACTACATCCCTGCATCATCTTGTAGAGATCCACATAAGCCTTGGCTTTTGCTACTCTCACTACCTCTAGTTGTCTTTGTCTTGTACGCATTACACTGTCTCCATACTGTTAAACTCATACACTGCACGAGCGAAGCCACGGGGCGTTGCACTGCGTATGTTCTTAGTCTTAGCAGACTTACCACCAAGCTTCAAGTGTTGCCTACTGTGTCCCTTCTCAGGCTGAACAGGATCAGTCCAAGGCATAGTGAAACCATTGCCTGTCCATAGGCATGTCTTCTTAGGGTACGCATCCTTAGCTGCAATATACTCAGGCCAGCGTGGGTGCTCTGCTTCATTGTCATGTATGTAGTTGCCATACTCATAAGGGTGAAACGAGTAGTCAGGCTTGCGCCACTTGGTAGCTAAGACACTGACTGGATTTTCTATGAAGTAAGGACATCCAAAGTCTTCAAACAGGTCAGCACAATCACTAGCATGTTTACTTGCCTTGGTTTGAAACTCAGGGTCACGGTCTGCCTTAGCTTTGAAGTGTGCAGCACCTGATACAGCCAAGTCTGTACAGACAGGGAAGGCCATGCCGAATAC